CGGTGAGCTGCCCGAAGGCGCGGCCGACCGAGAGCGGCGCGCGCTCGAATTCGCCGTTCAGCCGCTCGACGGCGCGCAGCAGCGCCGGGAACACAGTGTCGGCGGTGAGCTTGCCCTCGGAGCCGAGCTTGCGCAGCTCGCCGATGGAGACGCCGAGCTCGCGGGCCAGTGCCTGCGCCAGCGTCGGCAGGCCTTCCAGGATCGAGCGCAGTTCGTCGCCCTGCAGCGTGCCAGACGCTAGCGCCTGGGCCAGCTGTTGCGTGCTGGAGGCGATCTCCTGCTGCGAGGCGCCCGACGCGATGGCGATGCGCTGCAGCCCGCCCACCAGGGTTGCCACCTGGTCCGAGGTGGCGCCGATTTCGCGCGCCGCGATCGAGAAGCGGGCGAAGGCGTCCACGCTCTCGCGGACGGCGACGCCGGTCTGCAGGCTGTCACGATACAGCCGGTCGTAGATCTCGCCGGCACGCTCGACCGAGCCGAGCGCGGTGTTGAGCCGGCCCATGGATTGGGTGAGCGCGTCGCCAGCCACCACCACGGCACGCAGCCCGGCGGCGAGGCCGGCGATTTGCACGCCTCGGACGGCGACGTCGAGCAGGTCGAGCGCGCGGGAGGCACGATCGGCGCCGCCCTGAATGCGCTCCAGGGAGCGCTGGCCGGTCTCGCCGACCTCACGCAGCTCCTGCTTGACCCGGGCGGCGTCGTCCAGCGAGAGCCGGACCGAGACGCGGCGTGTGCTATCCGCCATGCGTCACGCCTCCTGCGTCGGTGTGGTGGTCAGGGCTCGGGGGGATCGGTGCGGCGCGCGGCGCTGCCGGCGGCGAGGCCCATGCGCATGGCGAGCAGCAGTTCTGCCGCGGCCCAGCCGGAGGCGCCCATCTCGCGGGCGGTGGCGAGTGCGGCCGGCATGTCGAGGTCGAGGCCGGCCATCGTCGCCGTGGCGCAGGTGGTGCCGGCAGCCCAGGCGGCGGCACCTTCGACGCTGGAGGGCGCATGCGCGGCGTAGGGACAGGCGAGGCCGCAGTCGCGATCAAGAGCCGCGCAGCCGCGGCAGTAGTCAGGGCCCTGGCCGAAATGCCATTCGGCCCGAGCCCTTAGCCGTTTCCCTCCAGCGCCACGGCGGCGACCGGGCCGGTGGCGCGATCCCAGAAGGCGGCGGCCATCTCGTCCATGTCCATCAGGCGCTCGACGGCCTCCGGCGAGAGAGGCAGCGGCTTGCCGGCAGCGTCGCCCACCCCGTCCCAGGCGGTGACGGCGTGGCGGGCCAAGGCTTTCACCAGGAAGGCGAAGGCCAGGCCGCGGGCCATGTCAGGGTCCAGATCTGCCTCCGCGGCCCGCAACGCGCCGAGGCGCCGGGCGGAGCTGGCCTGGGCGGCGGCCATGACGGCGGTGGTGACGGGGCGGATTTCCACGCGCACGCCGCGCGGAAGATCGAGCCAGTACGGCTCGATCGGGAGGTCGAGGGTGAGCATGAGGGTTCTCCACGATCTTCTTCGAATGCAGCGCACCTGCTGGCGCTGAGGGAAAGGATGGGACTATCCAGATCAGACTTGGCGCTGGGACCTCTCCCGTCCGTAGATTTGCCAGGATGGGAGCCGAAGTTCGGCGCGCGAGCGTTGTGCTGCGCTTGAACAGCAGTATCTTTCGTTCGGAAGAATAGCAGAGCCCCGGACAAGATATGGATGAGGTACCAACCCCAAGGGCCACTATCGACCAGATCGATCCATCGCTGCCCCTGGAGGAGCAGAAGAGGCTCACGGCGGATGCCGGCCGCCGCCGCCATCTGAGCTGGGGTATGGACTTCGACACACGTGCGCTGGCTCTGACGCAGGAAATTGGCGAGGACTGGGAAGAGAGCGTCAAAGCCCAGCATCAGGCGAACCGAGAGGCTGTACGCCGAGGGCTAATCGCCGAGTTTGGGGAGATCGCCGCGGATGCGAAGGCCGAGAATTTCATCGCGATCGGCTCAAAGCCCTTCTCAGTGCTCGCCTACCACAACGATTTTTTTCATCAGGTTCGGAACGCGTTCGTCGTAGGCGCGTACTATCCGGCTCTCGTTGGTGCCTGCACGCTCGGCGAGCGCATCCTAAATCATCTCATCCTCGACCTGAGGCGGTACTTCACCGCAACGCCGGAATACCAGAAGGTTCATCGCAAGCAGTCGTTTGACGATTGGCGGGTGCCGATCGACACGCTGGAGGCTTGGCGCATCCTGCTCCCTGAGGCCGTTAGCGAGTTCCGAGCCCTAATGCCGCTCCGTCACCGTTCGATCCACTTCAACATGGAGACCTACGGGCGGCTAAGGGACGACGCTCTGGCCTCAATCCTCCACATGCGCGCCATCATCGAGCAGCAATTCGGTTCGCATGGGCTGCGCCCCTGGTTCATCACGGGTACGCTTGGGCATGCTTTCATTCGGAAGGACTTCGAGGAGCACCCTTTCGTGCGCACCTATTTTTTGCCTCGGTGTCCTTTTGTTGGTCCGCTGTTTGGCATGTCTCATGGATCAGACGGCTGGCGAGTTCACGACCGTTCCGACTATGGAGACGGAGCGTGGACGGACGAGGAGTTCGCAAAAGCTTATAACGATCGCGATCCAGCGCAGGTAGTGCAGCCAGCGACGAAGCTAGGTTAGCACCTATCGCGAGGGTTATGCGTACTCCGTCCCCGCCTGCTGGTTCCGCAGCACTGCCGTCATCATTCGCGTCGCCGTCGCGTTGAACGCGGCCCTGAAATCGAAGCTGGCCTCCACCCCGGCGGGGCCTTCAATTGGGGTCTTGGCCAGCGCCAGATAGACCTCGTGCAGCGTGATCGTCAGGCTGCGATTGGCGTCGATCGTGAAGGCCAGGGCGAATTCCGCCGAGGTGCCCGCCTGCGCCTGGGCGAGCAACGTGGTGTTCTCAAAGCGCACGGTGATCTGGCCGGTGCAACGGGCGATGCCCGGATCCACGCCCTCCACGCGGCGATCGGCGCGAATGGTCCGCACCGCCTCCATGCCGTTGGCATAGGTGAGCCGCGCGCCGGTCACCTGCGCCAGCGCCGAGCCGCTGCGCGTGATGGAGCCCTGCGCCTTGTTGAAGGCCGTGTAGGCCGCGCTGGTCGGCGTGCCGCCTGAGGTCGCACCCGTGCGCGCCGAGCCCTGGCCCAGCAGCCCGAAGGTCGCGGTCGCCGCGCCGGTCGGCGTGAAGTCCATCTCCAGCGTGTCGGCACGGACGCCTGTGCAGACGTCGAAGCTCGGCACATCGGGATAGCCGATCTCCATCGCATTGCTCGGCAGCGACGCCGCGCCAGAGCCGAAAGTGTGGATGAAGTTGGTCGTGCCCGTGGTGGTGGGCGCGCCGAGCAGCAGCCGCAGCCAGTGGCCGATGTTGATCAGGTCGACCGGCACCACGGCCTGCCCGGCGACCGTCACCGTGTCGAGGAAGGGCGCCGCGGGATCCCGGTTGCTGCCGACGCCGATCACGTCGGCATCGAGCAGCGGCTGCTCGGCGCCGAGATCGCAGGACAGAAACGGCATGCGCCGCCAGTTGCTGCCGGGGGCGGTGCCATAGGTGGTCTCGGGCAGCATGAGCAGGCGGCAATTCGCGCCAATGGCACGGGGCATGGGCTCTCTCCTGAAGGTGGATCAGGCCAGCGGCGAGCCGGCGACGGTGAACCACAGGGTGACGGGGATGGCGGCAGCGCGGGCCGCTGCGGCCCCCTCGAACTCGACATCCTCGAAGGACGCGCTGCCGGGCTGTGCCCATTCGACGGCGCCGCCCAGGGTGCGATTGGCGGCGATCGCCGCAGCGACATCCACCAGCAGCGCGTCGAGCATTATATTGCGCGCGGCGGGTGTGGCGCCGGCGACGGTGATCTCGACCTCGGCGCGATACTCGATCTGCCATGCGAGCGGGGAGAGGATGGGCGTCTCCTCCACCGCTTCGCCGTCGCGAACGACCACCAGGCCGCCAGCCGGGATGCGTTGCGGGATGGTCTCGCCACGCAGCACGATGGGCGCCGGGTTCCGGGCTGCGAGCGACGCGACCAACCGGCTGTGCAGCGCGGCGATGGCCGTCTCGCGCGCACTCATGCCCACCCCAGCATCGATGCGAAGAAGCGGCCCGTGACCCAGGTGAGCGCCAGGCCGATGGGCACGGCGGCCCAGGACAGAACGACGAGCCCGAGCAGCAGGAGGAAGCGCGCGCGCATGGTCATGCGGCCCTCCCGCTTTCGCGTTCCCATGCCGCGACAAACCGCCCTGGCAGGCGGCGCAGGCCCCGCTCGGCGGCACCGCGCACATCCAGCCGCTTGGCGAGCTTCACCTGCGGCAGGAGAAGGAACATCGGCACCATCCCCTGTTCCAGCAGGCCGCGCGCCCAGGCCTCGCGGCCCTTGCGGTTGGCGGTGCCGACCTCGGTCACACCCCCCGCCACCAATCGCGTGCGCCGCCGCCGCCCGGTCTGCTCGCCCTGCCGCAGGGGCAGGCACCAAACGAAGCCACGGCCCGACTTGAACGGCCGCAGGAAGGCCTGCCCGGAGGCGACCATCTGGGCCGGCGTCACGCGCATGCCCTTCTCACCGCGGCCACGCCGACCGCGCGCCGCATTGAAGCCGGTCGGAATGGCGAGAAACTTCCTGCCGCCCTTGGCGCGGATCAGCGCGCCGCGCTCGAAGGCGTCGATGACGTTCGGCACCTTCGTGAAGACCAGCCCCGCCGGCCGCAGCGACTGCCCGGAGCGCGGGAAGATCATCGACCGCCAGGCATTGGCGATGCCGCGCGCGTTGCCCGAGAAGGCGGTGGTGACCTGCCGCCGCAGCTCGGCCTTCACCTGCTCGGTCTCGGCACGAATCGCGGTCATGGCCGCGCGCTCGCCGGCCCGCACCTCGTCCGCCAGCACCTTGCGCAGGTCGCCCACGATGCTGGCGCCGAGGCGCATGGATCAGCGCCCACCGAATTTGCGGCTGAGGATCCGCAGCAGCAGGTCGTGCAGCGCGGCATAGCCCAGCGTGCCGGCCAGCCACGCCACGGCGAACAGCCACCAGCCGTCGAGCTCGAAGGCATGCGCGATCAGCCAGGCGCCAGTGCCGAGGCTGCCGCCAGCCAGCGCGTGCAGCAGATAGGCCCGGGTGAGCAGCGGCCGGTCGGCGGACGAGAAGCGCGCCATCGCCCCGAGCGCACCCAGGGCGCCGGCGAGCAACGCCTCGGCGACAATGCCGCCGATGCGCTCCGGGTCGATCATGGCGGTGCTCCTATCGGCGGCAGAAGACGCGCCAGGCGATGCCCGCTGCGTCCCGCTCGGCGTGCTGGACGGTCAGGGTGTCGGTGCCGAGCGTGAAGGTGTCGTCCGCATCCACGGCGGGCAGCACGGCGATGGCGACGGTCAGCACGTCGCTCGCCTGAATCAAGCTGCTGCCGAAGGCATCGCCCAGCCGGTCCGGCGCCGAGCGGACCACGCGGAGCAGGACCGGAGCTCCGGTCCCGCCTGCGCGATAGCTCGCATCCGCGCCGATGTTCGGATCCGCGGCCAAGGCGTCCATGGCCGCGGCAAAGGCGCTCATGCTGGCCGCCGCAGCCGCCAGGCGAGCACGCCGACCACCGCCGCCACGATGACCGCGATGGCGACGGCGGGCGCGAGCGTACCGAGTGCCTGGATGGCGGGGGCCGCCTGCGCCACGGCGGTGGCGATGCCTGCGGCGCCCACGAGGACCGCGCCACGCCCGGTGCCCGTGACAGCCGCGACCTCCCTCAGCGTCATCGGCGCCGCCGGTGGCACCCCGGCGAGCGTCAACGCCCGATCGATCACCGCGGCCGGATAGGACAGCCCCGCGCATTCATGGTGGATGATGGCCTCCACCAGCGGGCGGAGGTGGTCGTGCCGATGCAGGTCGATCGCATCGTCCGGCCCGACGCCGATCCGCCGCGCCACCACCGCGATGTATGCGGCGGTGTCGTTCTCCACCTTCGGCGCCCAGCGCTCGATGATTGCGCGCGGTGTGCGCAGCTTGTGCCGGTCCTGGTAGGTGACCAGCAGGGCGGCCAGCGCGCGGATCCCGAACTCATGGCTGGTGAAGCGGCAGAAGCGCCCATCCGACGGCGGATTGGCCAGCCCCTGCCACTTGTTGGCGGGGACATGCTCGATGTTGCCCGGGTTGCGGTTGCGGTAGCCTCGGGTTGCCTTGGGATCGACGCTCATGTGCCGATCGCCGGCACGCGGTTGAGCCAGACGCGGACGGTGGTGTCCGCGGCCAGCGCCGCCAGGCTGGCGATGCCGACCTGGAAGTTGCCGGTCGCCGTGGTGGTGATGCGCCGGTTGGTGTTGTCCCAGAACACCCGCGCACCGGCGGTGATGGCGAGCGCCGGCTCCTTGGTGATGTCGAAGACGCCCTGGGTGGCGGCCTCGATGACGGCGTTCTGCGCGCCGTCGACCGCGGCCACGCCGAACAGCGCGCCGACCAGGACGCCCTGGCCGGAGAGGATGCCGCCCGCATAGGGGACGGCGATGGCCAGGCTGTTGCCCGGCTGGACGTA